CCTGATATGGTGATTCGGAAGTTCCCTTGACTTATATGCTCTACAAGAACCCCCGTCTCCCCAAAAACCGGCATCTCTTGCAAATTCTTTTGTATGTTGAAGACGGTCGCAGATATCTCATCAGCATTGCTTTCACCTGCATAAGTGATCGATTTGGATGTCACGCTCTCAATATCAATCTCAAAACGATCTCCAACTTTCCAATGACTACCGGAGCCGCCAGAATGCGATAACGTCATCACCTGTATCTCATTTTGAGGGGTAGGGCTTAGGTCATCATCGAAGTCGTACTGAGGTATGTTTAAAAACGGAATGTTATCCAAAAACCAATCATCATCGGTGCCGAGGTTTACAAGACGCATCGGCTCAAAGTTACCGAAGATTAAGATCACATTCTCAATCGGAGCAACACGTATGTTCTCAATGTCAGACGACGAAAGGCCCGTATATGTAGGCTTAATGTCTGCGACTCTTGTCGTATATATGTTCAAGCCAATAAGTCGAGACCGGAAGATTGCTATGTTGTCCCGTGTAAACTCAATCAGGTAGTGCCGGTCGTCCTCAACACTCATATCCACTAGACGCGGAGTGCTTAGGGTTGCTGATTCCTGATACAAAGACAGGCCAGCGATTGTAACTGTAGCCGATCCCAAGTCAGTAGAGCCAACACGAGCAAGACGCCAATAACGCGCTGTCTGATCAACCAATAACCGGAAGTTTTGCGGGTTGGTTCCGATCAGAGCAACGTCTTCTGCGTCGGTGTAGGTTACATCGTCGGTAGAATACTGAACTTTAAACTCTGTACTGGTGCCGCTAGACAGGCTGATCTGCCGAATGTCTACAAACTTGATTTCCTGAGCAGATGACAAGTCCATTTTCGCCACAACATACGGATCGTTCGTGCCGATCGCTGTGGTTGTTGAGGTTGTCGTAGTGTCATCGCCGTCATTGAGTACAGAAGCCGTGCCGCCATTGGGCATGGTGTACGTGGGAGACATCTTTGTAAGGCCCTTAACGCACTCAGCGATGAACTCAGTGCCGGGTCTGCGTCTCAAGCCGCCCTGTGGCACGATTACGACGTTATCAGCCGTCTCAACAGCTTGATAATACTGATTGATATCAATACGGCCTTTCAGTAACGGAGAAACCTCTCCGCTAACGAAGCTCGATTGAATGAATCGAGTCTTGGCCATTAGTACCTCACATTAGCAAATGGGTTGCTCTTAATAGGCTGCTGAGGATGCTGCTGAGAGTCCGTGTAACGCGCCATACGGGACGCATTTACGTACGCTCCGGCCATCTCTTGCCTAGCTGTAGAGCTGTCTCTAATGCTTGCAGCGAAGTCCATGGCCAATGCGTACTCAATCATCTTCGCAAAGTAGGGAGGCCACTCATCTTCTGGTGCTTTGTGCGTGTAATCAGCATACAGAGCGCCACTAGAGTTGCTGTATAGCTTGTCGCCATACACCTTGTAGTGGTTGTCAGGAGAAACAGTGATAAGGAAGATCAAATCTGTTGGAAGCTGGTACATGCTCGTCCACTGATTTGTATCTACAGGCGGGTCAGCCAGCTTTGAGAGTTGTATCAGCTTGCGTGAGAAGCCCCATCGGTACTTCGACAGCTCGTTTTCTACGATGCCGTCATACAAGTTGTTGGCAACTGTCTCTCGCCGTGATCCACCAGTAAGTGAATTAATCGGAGTATCCCCGATCAGAATAAGCGCGTTGCTAATTAAGTCGATTTTGCTCGCCATAACCCACCCGGAAATAGAATGGCCCCCGAAGGGGCCGGATAAGACTTANGCAGTCTTGTCGTACTGGACTTTAACCAAGCCACCTTCGTCACGTACAACAGAGCCAGCCTTGAGCATACCGTTAGTAAGCCAAGAAGTTTTCTGTGGTACATAGTTGATCTCAGTCTTCATGTCGATACCGATGGCAAGGCCAACAGCAGGACGCTGGAAGAACCAAGAATCAACNACGTTAGNNGCTTCTTCCAAGCCACCTTCCGCACGAGTCTCAAGGATGATGAACTGGAAGCCAACAAGAGTGTTGATNTCACCAGATACAAGAGCCTTGACTGCCTGATAGTCGCCTGAAGTTGCTTTCTCGTCGCTCAAAAGACCGCCAAGACCGCCAGCTTCAATAACAGCGAACAGCTCAGTGTTAGGTACGCCCTGATCACGAAGCTCAACTTGCGCCTGATTTACCTTAGCGATAGTCAAGTTAGTGCCGCCTGCTGCAACAGCAGTTGTCAGGGGAGTACATGCGTCCATCGCGTCGATGACAAGCTGGTCACAACGACGACCCAAAGCACCAGCAATTGTAGTTGCCAGCTCTTGCTTCTCGTCGAAGTTTACGTCTTGTGCGTCGAAGATGTCGGTGTACTCAGGAGCGTTCCAGTTTGCGAGAGTCGCAGTCTTGAACGCGTGTCCTACGTCCATTGGATCAACATCAGCCGAGCTAGTCTTCTGATTAGCAAGGCCTTTGCCCATACGACGGAACTTGTAGGTGTCACCTACTACGTTGTTTCGGAGTGTGACAGCGTTCTTAAGCAAGCCAGCGTTCGCATAAGCGTGCTTCACCATGCTGTCAAATTCAGTTACCGCTACTGCGGAGAGATTAATTGACATGATTCAGTCTCCTCTATGTCAAATTCATAAAATGATTAAGAGGCTTTGGACTGAGTACCCGATAGCCGGTCAGTCTTCCAACCTAAAACTATCGGGCCTTGTGAAAGGGGTATCCGATCTCGTTATGATACCACAGACTGCGCGTTAGCCAATAATACGTTCATACGGCTTATTGCCGCCGTATTCTTCCATCATTCGCTTAATTTTACGCTCGTGATTCGGATCGACTGAACGAAGCATTTGACCGCTTTCGTGCTTCTTGTACATCTCAGCTTCAATGTCTTCCCACGTGATACCGCCTGGCTCAACATAGCCATCGATCGGCAGTTTAGCTGGCGCAGTCGCCTTGATAAAGATTTCTGCTAACGCAATTGTGTCAGCCGTGGTCATCATGTCTCGCGCTTCATTGAATGTGTCAGCGTCAAGGTTGTTCCGCATAAACTGCTGGACAACTCTGACTCGGCCTTCTGCGTTATCACCTAGCTTTGCCATTTCGTTCTCGAAGCTTATTTCTTCAACGGCTTGTTCTTGCGCTGTCAATAGCTCCCAGGCTTTGTGCATTGCATCTTGGCTCATGTTAGTTTCATTACCAAATTGAACTAACTCGCTCCACAATGCGTCATCCGACTCAACGCCATCATAAAGCTGATAACCGTCTTTTGGTGCGCCAGTGAACCCGCCAAACTTCTTTTCAAGCTCGGTGTATGCCTTAGCTTGCTCTGAGACTGACTTGTATTTGTCGGCTTTGTACCACTCGGGTTGGTCGCCAACGCCCTTGATTCCTTCACTCAAAAAGTATTCGCCTTCACCTAGTGTAGGTTCTGCTGCATCTACTAATGATGTCAGGGTATCGTTACTTTCTACGGCCTGTTCTTCCATGGTTTTCTCCATTGAGTTAAAAAATCGTGCTTACTCTCGCTCTGCTTGTTGTATGTAGTGGATGATCATGCGGACAACGCCCGCTTCGCCATTGTGATAAGCCGCTTCATAAGCGACATTCTGGCTAGATAAGGATGTGGAGTTGTCGAATAAGAAACGTCGAGTAAGATCCTCCAAGACCTTCTGCCCGTCTTCAGTGTTGAAGCACCGGGCATAGGCTTTTGTAAGTTGGATGATCTGCTCTCTTGCTTTTGCTTTTTGTTTCTTGGTTTCTGGGCTTATGCCGTCAATGTTTTCCCAAGTCATTCAGCTTCCATTTGTTGTGGTTGTTCTTGCATCATTTGCGCCTGTGCGCCTGCTTGGATGATCTGCTGCTTTTCCATTTCAGATCGCACTAATTCTGATGACATGCCGGTCTTCTCTGCCGCCCATGTACCGAAGTCCTCGGTCTTGTAGGCCATCTGCACTTGTTCTGGCCCAGACGTACCCAATACAAACTGTACGGCCTGCTGAACAGCTAACAGATCCTCTGCATCCTGTGCGCGGGCTAGTGGAGAAGTAAATTTAACCTTTACATCACGCCCATCCAGCTCAATAGGCACGATCAAGCCGCGTCGAGTCAGTATGGCAACGACACGCTTGAGTACTGGTATGAGTACCTCGGTCTGAAGTCGCCCAAATGCCGACCCGATCCGCTTTGCAAGCTCTCTGGACTCAATAGCAACTTCAGTGGCGCTACGAACAGGACCAGCAGGATCACGCAGATCGTTGAACAGCGCCAGCTTAATAGCGCTTTGAAGCTCAACAATTTCAAATTGCGCAAGTGCAAGGTTCGATCCTGTATCGAGACGCTGAATAGAGGGGTTGTTGCTGTTGTTTGATCCGACAGGGATCACAACACCGGGAGCAATGACCATATTGTAAGGGTTTGTCACGCCGTCGTCAGTAGCCGTATACATCCCAGCAAGGTCGATTGCGGCCTTTTGCAATACAAACTCTTTAGCTTTGTTCAGAGAGCGCACATCAGGCAGCGCTTGCATTGCTGGACCACGACCACGGACCTCACCGGCAACCTTGGTATAGCGACCAGTGACCCAAGGGCTAGACTCTCCGAAGTCTTCAGTCCATGAGAATCGGTTTTCATCCGCAACCCATAGACAGCCATAGTACCGCTTGGTCTTGGGATCAAATACGACGCCCTCACTGACCATAACTTCGCTGTTTGGGCTGTTCTCGATCATGTTCTGGATCTTCTGCGACGGCTTGAATCCACGCCACATGCGCTCTAGCAGACGAACCTTGACCTCAAACTTGCGCCAGTGCGTCTCGACAGTGCCGTATGGACCCTCTTCAAACGCTATGCCCTTCTGCGGAATGGTGCTAAAGCAGATCGGGTTGGTTTCGTCGTCCGTCTCTTCGATCTTCATGGTGGCCGTGCCTACCAATAGATCAAGCGCAGCCTCATAGAACTGCGTGTGGAAGTTAGATCGGTTGATGTAGTCGAATACCAACTCGCATTGCTCGTCTAGGTTCGCCCGGATGTCCTCTTCGGACACATCAAACTCACCTGATTCAACTAGCCGGATGATCTCTTCGGTTGGCTGGAAGGTAGCCCAGCGCGACCAGATCGGAGCGATGTTTTCCTGTAGCTTGCTCGCACCTTGTTGGATAGATGTAAGAGCCGTCGAGTCGAAGATCTTATCCATCTTCTTCTGGCCTCGGTCTTCTGTGTTGAACAGATTACGCTGAGGCAGAAAGTACTCGTAAACATCCTGCAACTGATCATGCCACATGGCTTGATTGCTGAATGCTTTGGCTTCTCGTTCCTTTAGGTCTTGGATCGAGCCAAGATGCGGGGGCAAGCTCATAGTGTTACCTATTTAAGTTGGGTCAGGTTGCCATACGTGTTGCTACGTGTAACGCCACCAACACGACGGGGAGCGACTCCGCCCATTCCGCCCATTCCTAGCATAGTGCGAGCTGGTGCGGCACGTCCTGCGCCTGTACCTGCGGCTTCAGCACGGCTACGGGGTACGCCACCCAGAAGTGATTTAACTCCTAGCTTGCCACGAGCTGCTGCTCGGAAGCGCTCTTCCTGCTCTTCAATTTCTTTATCTAACGCAATGGCTTGACGACGTTCGACAGCAAGTTGCTGTGCTGTGGGTTTAGGTGCTTTCGGTGTTTTCATGTCTCAAATACCTATACAGTTGATAAGGGGTCCAGATAAACGGCCTGGTTATCCCTAAAACTTGTTTAGTATGCCCTACGCAAGTGTTCAACATAAACAGCCCGCATCGGGATTCTCTAACTACAGCTTTCACGATGATATCATTTTCAATAACGTCGGTCACATCATCTGTAACGTACATTTCGACGCCCTTTGTCGTCTTCGCATGGACCAGCCATTTCCCGTTCTCGGGCTTGATCACATAGCAGTGCCGGATCGTCGGATGGAGTATCGGACTCCACCAGTGCCTGCTGTCATCACAGAACACGACATAGCAATCAGAAGACACTGATCTTCATCTCCGCCCGCCTTGGCTGCCTGCTTTGCGTATGGAGGTTAGTTAGCGCCTGTCTGCCTTCTCCCTCGCCCTGCAATGCGTACTCTAACGCTTCGACCGGGTGAGAGTATTCGTTCTTGTCGGGTTCGTCGGTGTACTTCTCGCCTGATACCTGTATCCGCCGGTAACAGAACCCGCCTTGTAAGCCCTTTCGGATCATCTTCGCCTTGGGGCTGATTAAGAATCGAGGCTTGCCATCCATGCACAACTCTTTCATGGGTAATTCAAGCGCCGCACGTCGCAATGCCGGGTCATTCGTTAGCGTGGGAGTACAAGGTATGCCAGCCGCCCGCATGATCTTGAATGGTGTGTCGGCATTCGCTTGGTTCTTGTTGTCGCCCGAGGGATCGCCCCAGCCACGGAACCTCGCTTTTGGATAGTTCGCCTCGATGTACCGCTTCAGACTGGGAGCAAAGTCCACCGCTCCGCTGTCTGTCATACAGAATTCGTCAAAACATACCCAACGGCCCAGCGCATCCCTCTGTATAAACGCGCAAGCAGGCGTGCGACCAAAATCAAAGCCAAGCACGATAGGCTGATCAGTACTAGGATGATAAACATCAGGCAGGCAGTGGATAGAGTCAGTGTAAAGAGGATGAACCGGCTTCCCTGCCGACACAAAGCCATACTCGTTCGCCAGATTGACCTTGATCCAATCGTCCGACTTACCTTGCAGGCCGCGTCGGTAATAGTCTTCAGGTAGGTTATGAAGATTCTCTGCCTCTTCGTTGAGGTACCATCCGTCTCCTTCCCGATATACACCACCGGGCTGCCGATGAAACTTCCAATCCTCCGGCCTTTCCTCTTCAGCCAGTCGGTAGTACCAGTGATCTTCGTCTGGAGCATTTGAGTCTCCCAACATTCCGTAATGGGTAGGGCGCACACCTTCCTTCATCGACGGGTAACGACCACATCGCAGGTCCAGCATATCGACAACGCTCTTGGAATGCTCTTTGGCCTCGTTTAGCCACACCCATGTGGTCTGTATACCTCGCGCCTTCTTGACGTGATCAGGCCGATCAAAGGCNATAAAGACGACCTCGCTGCGTACAGTCGTGCCATCTTCCAACTTNAACTGAATGCGATGCGTAGGCGGTTCNTTGCTGCCCTGCTTGAACTCCCCCAGATCCCCGTGAACCTCGAGCCAGTCCTTGATGGTCGTTGAGAACAGCTCGCTGTACGTGTTTCTGGCAGCGATGATGCGTGATAGCCGTACCCCGTAGTTAGGGTGTGTCTTGCGTGTTACCGGTGCCTGTTCGCACATCAGCTCCAGGAACTTCAGGATAACTTGGACGGTCTTGCCAGAGCCTAGTGGCCCCATGATGAAAGAGTTGCGAGCGCGACAGTCTGCGAACTCTTCAAGAACTTTACCGGGTGGCTTGGTTATATATTCAATCTTCGCCATCGAAGCGCTTACGCTGTACAGCAATGACCAGGTCACCGCCATCAGCACCTGTGATCTCAGTGGATTTCAGGTCTGGCATGAACTTAGCCATCATCTTGATCGA